AGGTAGCCGCCGGTCGAGCAATCGAGCGCACCCGTGCCGAACTTCGCACTTGCGCTAACCCGCGCACCGCCATTCGCCGTGACGAGGTTGCCACCCCCTGATGAGTCGGTGAAGCTGGTCGAGCCGTCCGGCCCATCGAAGTGCAGAAGGAGGGAGGTGCTCATGTCACCGCGACCGTCCCTGCCTTGACGATCTGAGTCGTGGCGGCCACCAAATCCTCAGCCACCCCGTTGATGGTGATGCCGGTGACATTCATCACCCCGGCGACGCCATAGGCAATGCTCGCGATGCGGGTCAGGGGGAGCGAGGTTCCCGTGGGGAGCGCGTTCATGTAGGCGGTCAAGGCCGCTGCGACTGCCGCTGTGACGGTGGCGTGCGTGTACCCTGCGGCACTGGTGATGACGAGCGCCACGTTCGCGCTCACCACATTCGGAGCGAATACGCCGAAGGTCACCGTGAAGGGTCTTACGGCATCGATGGCCGCATAGGCATTGGCAAGGTAGGTCGAGGACGGATAGCCGGTGCCATCATCCACAATCGCGTAGAAATACCCCGGCTGATAGGCGCCCGAGTAACTCATGTTCTCGACCAGCACAAAGTTCATCGTCGCGCTGAGCGCATTCAAGGCCGTGGTGACGGAGGCTTCGGTGGCCCGCGCGAGGGATGCGAGCCAGAGCGGAAATCTCGCCTTGTAAGCGGTGTCGGATTCCGCATCCGCGCCGTTCACGAAGGCCGCGGCATTATTGACCGTATCGACGTAGGGAATTGCAGAACCCAAAACGCTGATGACGCCCGCCCCGACATTCGCCCCCGCCGCGGCGTTCACGGATTGCACGCTCACCGTCGCGCTCATCGTGCCGGCCGGGATCACGTAGGTCTCGCTGAGCGCGTTGTACGTGGGTTCGGTCGTATCCGCGATCACCGTATAGCTCTGGGTCCCGTCCGCCGTCTGCACGACGGTGCCCAAGGGGATGCTCGCGGCATTCGTATACGTGAAGCGCGAGAAGGTGACCTGGCCGGTGGCTTGCTGAGCCTCGATGCGATCGAAACCGAAGTCCGCGCCCCAGGAATCCGCATCGGTGCCGTTGCTGGTGGCGAATCTCGTCAGGGCGGCGATCTGCAGGGCGAGGCCCTGAAGCCACATGCCGATCGCCGCCGCGGCTTGGGTCGCTGCCAGCAGAATCGAACCCACCGTCACATCGACGAGCTGCGTCGCGGCCCCTTGAATCGCGGCCACCGCGTTGCTTACGGTCTGGTTGAAACTTTGGGTCGAGAGGGCCATCAGGTATTCCCAGCCACGGGGAAGGAGAGAATCACGGGCGCACCGGTGTCGGCGTCGTTGTACTGAAGGCTCACCGCGAATGCCGACGGGTCCGCGGTCGCACTCACCGAGATCACCGGCGCCGGCAGCTGCGCGACCGAGTCCTCGAGGGCCATCTGCGAGCGAATCAGCGCGGTGAGTTTCGGTACATCCAAGGGCAAGCCGATGAAGGACGGCAAGCCCGCCCCGTAGGTCGGCTCGAACAGATACCCGCCGGGATTGGTCAGGAGCCTACGCAAGACTCGTTGCTGGCCCCGCAGCGTGCCCGTGACGGTCTGAAGGTCCCCGTTTGAGGCTACCGCCAGATCCCCGCCGAAGTAGTGCCAGAGGTCCGCGAGCGTGCTCATAGCGGCACCCCGGTATCCCCGCTGATGGTGCCGCCGGTGTGCACGTGGCTCTTCACATGCTTGCCGCCGCCGATGACATCGACGGCGGCGGTCACCATGCCGGTGACGTTCAAGTCGCCCATGTGCGTCCAGGCCGTGGCCTGCGATGTCATGGTGCCATCGCCGTTCATCGTCAGCGACGCGCCGTGCCCGTCCGCGAAGGTGAGGCCGCCGGCATTGAACAATTTCAAGAACGCGCCCGACTTGTGCACCAGCCAGAACTCCCCGGATGTCACCGGGAGCGGTTGGTCGACGTCGTTGAAGAAGCGCAGCGCCGCGTGGCCCGCCTCCCCATGGCCCTCAGCAAAATCGACCATCACCATATCGCCTAACGCGGGCGGGGCATAAAGGCCCCACCCGGAACCCACCCAGAGCGCGCCCAACGGGATCCAGCCGGTGATGTTGCCCGCCGGCTGCAGGGCGACCTTCACCGCGTAGCGCGCGGGGTCATAGCTCATCACGAGACCGATCTTGGGGTCCGCGTGGCCGTTCTGTGCCCCCATCGCGGTGCCCCGCACGGCGTTCTGCAGGCGCTTCACGTTCCTCACAGATTCACCGTCGATTCGGGCGAGTGATTCTTGGCCGAGAGCTGCATCCGGTAGCCGTCGCGGATCGACATCGAGCGGATCACGCTGTCCGGGTAGTACACCTGATCGAACGCGGTGCCGGTCCCCTGCACGGAGACGAGCGTCTGTGCGGTCAGGATGTTGTCACCCGGCAGGCTCGCATCCATGCGTACCTCGTGCGCCGAGATGCCTTGCAGAAGCGAGTTAGCACGGATCTGCGCCTGCTCGACCGTCAAGCCCGGGATGGTGTAGGCGTAGGTCTGCGGCTCGCCGTAAGCAATCGAGTTATTGCGCAACACCTTATTCTTCGTGTGCTTGGCTTTCGCGGTCACGCTGAAGGCCTTTTTCTGTTTCGAATTCCAGCTGCGCACGATCACGATCACATCTTTCGCAAGCGTCAAGTTGCGCGCGAATTTCAAGTCGATCAGGTTCGCCTGCGGTGAGGCGTTCGTGCTCGAAGGCGGTGTCCACTGGATGACGTAGGTCTCACCGGAAGGATCGGGAACGGGCTGGAAATTAAGCGTCGTGCCCGAGACCCACACCGAGCACTGCGCCTGGTGCGCGAGCCAGGTGAGTAAGTCCCACTCCGTGTGTTCGTCCGTCAAGCGCGCGTGGTCGACTTCGTAGTAGGAGCCCACCTGCTCGTTCGCCGACGTGGCAACGTTCGCGGTCATGCCGTGCCGGGCCGCGAGGATTTGGATGACCTCAAAAACCCTCTTGTTCGTGAAGGCTTCGGTGGTTTTGGTATCGATCAGCTGCGAGGTGTAGTCTCGTCCTGACAAGGTAATGACGTTCTGCAGCGGATCGAAGAGCACATCATCCACCCGGCCGATGATCCAGCTTTTCATCTCCTCCGCGGTCGGGGCGTTCGGGTTCGCGGGAAAGCCGGCGAGAATCTCAACGGACAAATCCACTTGCGCCGTCAGCCATGCGGCGTTCTGTGCGGCGGGCAACGCACCCGCGGCATACACCACCTTGAAGGTATCGGCCTGATAGTTCGAATTGTTGTCGAACTGCCAGTCGACGCAACCCAGAAGAGGCGTGCCGTTCACCTTGACGAGTGAGCGGGGTGCGCGCTGCAGGCCCGTCATGGGCAGGACGTTAAGCACCTAACACCCCACCGCTCGAATCGGGTAGGGACGGGATGAAGAGCGTCACCGTGCCCTCAAGGAACGGGTCCGTGAGACCGTTCGCGATCGCGATCCCCGTCCAGGCCATCGCATCGCCATACTGGGCTTCTGCAATCTGAAAGAGATTCCCGCCCGCGACCGTGATCACGTTCGGCGCCGTTTCCACCGTCGAGAGATTCGTCGCCATGCGCGCGAGGCAGGCCTCAAGCTGAAAGAGCGCCTCCCACATTTCGAGGTTTTCGACTTGATTCGAGAGCGAGGCGGCATTCACGCCCGGCGGCGCATAGGGCACGATGCCGCCGAAGGTGGTCACGTTCGCAAGCACGCTCCCCGATACCCGGATCAGGAGCGCGACGCGGGCCTGCACCGCGGCGAGCGGCTGCAGCACGCTGTTGATAACGCTTTGTGCGGCATTCGCAAAGCTCGAGACCGCGCCGATGGCGGTATCGAGCGCGTTGAGGAGCGCGGTGAGCAGGGAATCGTTGATGCTGAGCCCGAGACTTGCGGCACTTGCCTGATCGAGGTTGATCGCGACGTCGATCGAAGGGGGGGTGAGCGTGGTCGTCGGGTTCGCGAGGTCCGCGATCACCTGGCAGGTGATGTGGTAGGGGATGCGGTAGGCGCGCCGGTAGTCGGCTTTGAAGTCCGACACCAGCACCGAGTAGCTGAATTCCCCCCAGGTCAAATCCTGCGCCGTGCCACGAATGCGCAGCGTGTCCAAGTACTTCGCCCGATCGACCGCCGCGAGTCCGGTGAATATCCCCGACCAAGGGAGTTCTGAGTCCGCGCGTCCCAGGCAATCGATGATGCGCGTGCCGCCGACGAGCTCGTGAACGGCCGTGCGCTGGCTGCCGCCGAAGGAGATGCTCTCCGGGACTTCCGCATCCGAGAACACGAAATCACCGAGTTTGACCGTGGTATCGGGTTTCATCGCGCGAAGTTCAGGCCCACCGGAACGGGGCTCAACGTGGGATCGAACATCGCACCGCCCGAGGGACCAAAGTCGCTCGCCAGGTGTCCGGCCGTGTTATCGCTGATGAGTTTTCCATCCAGGTACACCGGGGACTGCACCACCACCGGCCGATCTTTCTTGGGCGCGATCACCGAGCTCTCGTTCTTCCATTCGTTGCCGGCGAGGTTATTGAGCCAATTGCCGAGCTTCTCATCGAGGTGGAAGTGCTTGTTCAGGATGAGGTCGGTCACCTCATACGCAGCCGCACCGACCGCCCCGACAGCGCCCAAGCGGCCGAGAACGCTCAACGCACCTCCTCCGCCCACGGCGCCGGCGATACCCTTGACCATGTTGATCACGCCACCGAAAATTCCCCCGATCCCGCCGGCGCCCGATGCAGTCGCAACGGCCGAGGGCATCCCGAGGAACACCAGGCGCAGCGCACTCAAGCCCGCGCTGAGCACCATCGCGGCGCCGCCGACGACGAATAGGGCGCCCAGGGCCGTGAACGCGAGCACCAGGACCTTCGTCGTGATGGGATTTTTCTTCATCGCATCCGTCATCCACTGCAGCACGCCGGTCAAATTCTCGGCCGCTTTGGTGGCCATCGGCAGTGCCACGAGTCCCAGCTGCAGTTCGGCGTTCTGCCACGTTTTGTACAGCTCCTTGAACTTGCCCTCCGGGGTGTCCTTGGCAGTGTCATTCAATTGATCGATGTTTTGCGCTGAGCGGTTCGCGGTCCATTGATTCTGCAGACTCTCGCGCTGCTGGTAGGCGCGGGCATACAGATTCGATGCCGTGCGGTTCGAGAAGATGCGACCGATCTCATTGATGATGTCGGCATCCGAGGTGATCCCGGCTCTCTGGAAGGCCGGCAAGAGCACTTCGTTGAGCACGGTGAGCGGATTGTTGCGTCCCTCATCCCAGAGCTTGCTTCCCGTAAAGGCGCCGGGGAGCGCCTTCTTGACGCCGCCCAGCTCGTTGAACTCGACCTTCGATTTGTCCAGAAGCCCCAACCGGTAGAGTTCCTGCTGCGAACCCACCGAGCCGCGCGATTGCACCAGGTTCTGGTACGCGCTCATCATGGCGGTGCCGAAGCGCTGGCCGCCGAACTCCTGAATCAGCGGTTCCGACCCGAGATAGAACTGATCATTGCTCATGCCGGCCAAGGCCACACCGCCGGTCTTCAGGGCCTGCAGGAGCTGCGTGGCGTCGACACGGTTGCGCGAGCCCGAGATTACTTGTTGGATCGTGTTCGCTTGGGCCGCAAATTCCGCCGGGCTTTTCAAGCCGCCGCGCATTTCCGCAACCTTCATCATGTCCATGAACTTGCGCTCGTTACCCTCCCCGCCCTCGCCAAAGACCGCCTCATTCGCGAACTTCATCTTCGCCATGATCGGCGCTGCCATCTCGGCATGGCCCAAATCCTTGAACACCGCCATCGCATCGGAGAGGAGCGTGAGGTTGTCGCGGGCACTGGTGCCGTAGGTTTTCATACCGGTGGCGAATCGCTCGGCATCCGCGTTCACGAGCGCACCGAACCCCAACGAGGCAAACTTGGCCGCCTCCTGCTGCCACTTCGCGGCCTCCTCCATCGGCGCCTTGAGCCCCAAGAGCATGCCGCCGCCGACCGCCATCATCGAGCCGCCGATCAGGGCCGTGGTCTTGATCTTCTTCCACGAGGCCTCGAGGGCGAGAATTTCGGCCTGGGTCTTGCCGATCGTGCCCTGCAGGACCTTGAAGTGGCCGGCGATGCCGAGCAGGCCGCCGGAGACCTCATCGACCAGCTTTAGGCGGACCGCGACGGAATAGGCTTCGAACGACACTTCAGTTACTGCAGGTTGATCAGCTCACGAGCGATCGTGTTGCCCGTGAGCGTCTCGATCGCCGCTTGAGCACACAGGCCCCGGATGTGGTCGCGGTTCTTCCAAAGCGCCGGGCCCACCACGGGGCGCGGCGGGGCGCGATCCGTGCCCTCCTCGTGATAGCGCATCACCGGATCGGTCGAACCGACGATTCCCTCGAGTCCATCGGTTTCGTATTTGAAGCTTTTTTTCAGCTTACCGAAGCGCTCAAGGGGTGCGTTCGCGGGCGCCCCAATGAGGGCCTTTCTCGCCTCGGTCGAATCGGCGAGCGGCTGCCACGCCTCATAGGGTCCTGCCTGATCCTGGTAGTCGCCGATCTGCGCCTTCATGTCTTTTTGCAGGACTTTGAGGCAATCCTCGAGGGCGTGGTGGACCTTCGTGTGGAAAGCCACCTCGAGCGCGACCAAGTGTTCCGCAAACCCAAGCACCGAGAATTCACGCATTTTATGGGTCCTTGAACGACATCGACCGCCAATCGAACTTCGCGCCGGAGAACTCGCTGAAGATGATCGACCACGCCGCGCGCGTGATCTCATCCAACTGAAAAGCCACATCCAGGGGCACGCCGTTGTGCACCAGGAACAGGCACTCCTTGATGGGCCCGGCGGTGGCTATTTTTTTATGGCTGCCTTGTCGACCTCCGGATCCACACTCGCCCCGAAATGCGCCTTGCAGCCTTTCATCACCGCCTCGATCCCGTCCTCATCGAGGCGCGTGATCAAGGCCTCGAGCTGCAGCTTCGTGGTCGGCTGATAGACCGCCTCCTCATCGATCGCGGTGACGAAGATGAGCGGCAGCACCATGCCCATGTAGACCTCGTTTTTCGCGGTCTCCCCGGCGACCTCGATCAGACGGTACTGCGCAAGCACGGCGGGCTTCTTGAGCGTGATGCGCCGGCCGCGCGCATCTTCAACCACGAACTCCTGCGCGGCCTTGGCGATCGCCTGCTGGCTCGGGGTGTCGATGAGGGAGACTTTGGCGTTCACGCGATCTGCACCCGGGTTGTCGCCAGGAAGGAGAATTTCTGCTTGACCGACTTATCCCCGCCCCAGTCACCGGCATCGTCGTACTTCAGCATCACCTTGCGATAACGGTACGCGGAGATTCCGCCGTTCAGCTCCGCGATGATCTGATCGATGCTCAAGGGAAGCTCGTCAATCCCGGCGTAATAATTCGCCTCCACGGCCGCAAAGTAGCGATCGATGATGCCGCCGGCGCGCTCGAGCGAGAAGCTGCCCGACCAACCGTTGATGAAACGCACATGGTCGGTGATGCCATCGAGCCGGATGATCTTCTGCTCGGTGGTGTCCATCTTGGAGGTGAACCCGGTGCGGATATCGACCGGAAGCGGCCCTGCTCCGGTGTTGATGACGAGCGTCACGTCACTACCGACGCTGTAACCATTGATCGGCATAAAAAGACTCCTACGCCGCGAGCGCGGTGGATGATTTGATGATCTGCACGGAAGTCCCGCCTTCCACGTTGCAGATGAGTTTCTCCAGGATCGCGAGGTACTTCACCTGCACGGCGATGGTCAAAAAGCCCGCGGCAATTCTCGAGGGGCTGTTATCAGACGCATTGATCACCACGCTCGAGGAGTCGATCATGCCGGCATCCTCCAAGTTGTCGAGGAAGGAGCCCAGGGTCGCTTTGCCCTCGGCCTGCAGGGTCGGGGTGATCGTCTTGCCGACGAAAATCCCCATGCCCGCGTTCAAGGTCGAGACGATGTAGTTGGTCATGCGGGTGTAGTTGTCCCCGTTCACGACCGGGTTCGAGGAGCTGTTGTGGCCGACGCGCGCGCCGAAGTAGGAGCCGCCCGGAACCGGATTGGTGATCAGATCGATCCCCGCACCCACGAGCTGCTGCAGATCCGCATCCGAGTAGGTGGTGTTGGTGTAGCTCTTCTGCGTGCCCACCACGTTCGACATCTGCTTGTTGAGCGATGACTGCTCCGGCGAGAGGCTCGCGAGCATGCCGCCCTCGAACCCTTGAGGGGAGACCACCCGCAGCAACCCGTTCGTTGAATCGAGCCAGTACGCCCAATCGCCGAAGAGCAGCTTCGCCGCGTAGGAATCAAGGCCCGCGGTCGCCTTGGTCGTGATCTCGGTGGAAATGCTGTCCCCCGAAGGGCCGACGAGGAGCATGTAGGTCCCCTCGCCCAGGCCGTAGGCGACCTGGGAGGCCCAGGTGGTCGAGTCATCGCAGTCGGCCAAGATCGCAATACTCGTCTGTGTGTTTCGCAGCGCATACATGCCGGTGCGCGGCGTCACATCCGTTCCGACGAGCACCGCACCGGTGATGGTGGTCGCGCCATCGGTGCCGCCTGCAAGGCTATAAGTCGCGCTCGCCACCGCAGCCGCGCCGACGCCGGCGGTCGCGACCACGATCTGCGAGGCACCGCGGATCGAACTCGCACCGTTATTGATCGCGGCCGCGATCGCGACCCAGAGCGCATTGCCGGTCAAGCCCAACCCCAGGTTATCGAAGCTCTCGGGGACCAGCCCCGGCGCCGCGATCACCGCTTTGAAGGTCCCGGTCTGCGAGCCCGGCGAGAGAATGACCTTGATGCCGTTGCCGAAGGACCCGGAGTACTTCGAGGTCACGGTCAAGCACCCGGTCAGGATGTTCGCCGTGGCGGCCGTGTCGGTGCCATCGGTCACGCGCACGCACTTGAAATTATTCGCCCCCAACTGACAGGCGATCGCGACCGGGGTCCCCATGTCGTACTTGCGATTTTGCACGGCCCCGAAGATGGCCGCGTACTGGGAGAGATTGCCGACCGTGGTCGGCGCGTTCACCGGGCCCCACGTCGCGGTACCCACCTGCCCCAAGATGTTGGTCGGCACGCCGTTTAAGTTCTGCGTCTGCGGCGGCACGATCTGCACGTACAGATCCGGCACCTGCAGCGCCGTGACATTCAACTGCCCCAACTGGGTGATCATTGCTTATCTCCCGTCCGTCGCTCAGGCGCGGCCACTTTCACCACGCGCGCGGCGTTATCGGACTTCAAGATCGCCTCGACGAGCGCGGGATCGCTGATCACATCGCCCGGCTTGTAATCGGCAAAGTGGTGGGTGACGGTTAGCAACATTTGAAGGTCCTTTCACGAGAAAGCGGTGATGAGGGGCGGATTGACCAGGCCGATGTTCTGCTGCACGACGGTGAGCTGGCTCGCGGTCTCGGTCTCAAACGTGCCGTACTCGACCTCGTACATGAGATCGCGCCGGAAGATCCGCGACTTCTCGTACACATCGGTGACGGGACTCGACTTGTACCGCAGGCGCGCCGCCGAACTATCCGGCATCGTGAGAAAGGTCTGCGCGGCCAAGGCCAAGTCGATGGGCTTTGCGATGCTCGCGCGATGGGCCGGTGAATCCGCCCAGATGCCGATCTGAATGAGGCGCTCCTGCCGGCGAACCTCCTGCATCGCCGTACCCGTCACGCCGATCCGCACACTCAACCGCGCGCTCGGCGCGAAAGTGATCACGGCGCCCGAGGAGCTCGCACCGGCGAGGGAGGCAAGCGCACTCGCGATGCTCGAGAGCGTGTCCGAAGGGAGCGCGCTGTAGACGAACGGCGTGCCGTTCACGAACACCACGAGGTTGTGGGGATTTGTGGGCGGCGGAATCGTCCCGCCGACGGTGACGGTTTGACCCGAGACCGTGAGCGTCAGGGTCGGCGTTTGGACGGAGGCCTCTTGCCAGTCGCGCGAGTAGCGCGTGCTGTTCGACTCCTCCGGTCGCGGGTAGACCGAGATGTGGCAAATACCCGCGGCCAGGTCCGCGTCCAATTCGAGCGGTATCGGCCAGCCGGGATAGATTCTCACCGGCGCGCCTACCACGGACGGATTCGCAGTGCCGTTGGGGTAAGCGATGCCGGCCATCACAGACACCAGTACGTCCTGCACGTCGGTGAGATCGCTCATGCGTGGATCTCGTTCGCGGACAGGCGCCAGCCCAAGTCCGTGAGCTCCGCTCCGGTCACCTCGAAGCGCCGGCCGAGATCATCGGTCAGGATGTCGGAGGCCTCGGGCTGCAACGGGAAACTCACGGGCAGAAGCACGCGCCAGGAGGCCTCGTTCGAGTCTCCCGGAAGGCCCGCCGCGGGTCCGCCGCTCGAGGCGATGAGGAGTGAGGCCGGCCAGAGCGGCACCAGCAGAGTCGGCGCAATGATCCCTGAATAGCTGACGGCCCCCACCCCCGTCACCGCGGACTGCCGGGCGAGGGAGAGAGAGCGGGGACACTCGATCAGCACGATCGGCAGAAGCGATGCTTGGGCCGCGATGAACCAGATGTGCCCATCGGTCAGGCGCATCAGGTAATCCCCGGCCTGGGTCTGTCGTCCGTCGAAATCCCCGTACCAGACCGGCTTTCCGTAGAGCGCGGGCCGTTTGTACGAGGAGTCGGTGCTGAAGGCGCACTTGAGGCTCCCCTGGTAGCCCTCCCACACAGTTCCTTGCGGGCGATAGAGCGTGCACTGATGGCCCATGTGCTGCGCGGCCTTCGCGCGGCCCTCGTAGATCTTGCGGTCGAGGAGCGCGGCGTCCATCTAGACCACCATGCTCGCGGAGTGACGTGAGCCCATCCGATCGCCCAACGGGAGCCCGATGAAGTCCGCCAGGCGCTGGCGCCAGCTGTTGAAGAGCTGCGTGCGGTCGATGACTTCGTTCTTGTTGTGATACCAGACCGCGGCCCGCTCGGTGTCCAGGTTCGAGCTCGCCCGCACGATCGCCTGCTCGAGCATCCTCAAGTTCGCGAGGTAGACGTTCGCGACCACGGTTTCCTCTTCCGGCGCCATGTTCGCGAGCCGGTACTCCATCGTCCCGTAGGCGGTGAAGAACCGATAGCCGTTCATGGGGCTTGGGGCCGCGCCATAGAGCGAGTAGCCCAAGAAACGGCGAAGGTCGACGAGTTGCGCGGCCGTGAACATTCAGTCTTTGATCAGCCGATAGCGCTTGCCGGGCTGATCCTTCAGATCCGCGATATCGGCCGGATTCGTGATCGCGATACCGCCCTCCCAGGTGCGAAGCGTCCCGTTCACCGAGAACCCGGTGTGCGCGTCAAGGACGAGCAGATCCGGCGGACCCTTCTCCTCGGGCTTGTCCTCAGGGTCGGGCTTGCGCAAATCCTCGTAGAGCTCCTGCGCTTCCTTGTTGCGATCCTTCGCCATCAGGAATGCTCGATGAGGACCGCGCGCTTGTACACGGAGGTCGAGGCGGTCGGAAGCACGGCGGGATTCGCGGTCGCATCGGTCGGGACCGAGAAACCGCCGATCCAGTACCAGGACTGCGCGATGATCTGCTGCAGGCGGTCCAAGGGTTCGCGAACCACCATGACGATGTCATCGACCATCTTGATGAGGCCGACATCCTGCGGGGTTTCGTGCGCCGCCATGCCCTCGAAGTCGCCCTCGATGAGAGCCCCCATGCCGCAGACGATCGTGCGATGGACCTTGATGGCGCCCAAGGTCTGCTGGAAAGCCTCGGTGGTCGAAATAATCCGCACATCGACGAGCTCAGCGATCTGCCCCGAGGCAAACGGTCCCGTTGCCCCCTGGCCGCGATAGAGGAGCTGAAAGGCGGGATCGGCGAAGAGCTCACGCAACGCGGTCGGGTCCGCATAGGCGTTGTATTTGCCGTCAATGGTCGGGACCCCATTGGATCTTAAGTACGCGACCGCATCTAAGAGCGAGGCCATGGTCAGAAGATCGGTTGCGATCAGCGCGCTGGTTGCCGCGCGGCCATTCGGCCGGAGCACCGTCGGGCCCGTGCCGTTGTTGAGCGAGCTCGAGGCGACATTGCCCGAGGTCGCATCGGAAACCGTCGCATTGGTCGCGAGCGTCAAGTTACCCGAGACACCGCCGGGGGTGGTCGAGGTGTTGACGGTGTCGGCAGCCGCACCCGTGACCGCGTAAGTATCCGCGCCGATGGTGATGCTCAAGGGCGCCGCGCCCGAAACCCCCTGGGCGACGCCGTTCACGTAGCCCTGATTGAACCCGTTGATGTTATCGACGTGTACCGTGTTCCCGGGGGCCCCTAAGGTCGCGGTGACGAACGTGTTGCCGCCCATGTAGGCCGCGAACAGGGCATTGCGTGCGATGCGATCCAGGGACTGGGCGGCTTGGATCCCCGACACCTTCGCGTTGACCAGGAATTGCTCGGCGATGCCGACCTTCTCCGTCACGGTGTTCAGATCGATCGTGTCCCCGTAGAGATTGATCGACATCACCCACTGCTCGATGGTCCAGCTGCTCGGGGTGAGTCCGTTATCGAGATTCGTGTTGGTGTTCGGCGGAAGCGGCGTCGTGACCGGCAGTTTCAGCCCGTGGCGGGTCTTGGTGATCGTCTCGCCGATGTGATTCGGGAATTTCTCCCGCGTCGCAATCGAGCGATACGAGAGGACCGAACGCAGGCCATCCTTGAATTCGCGCTCGAGATAGTTCTGCTGGATGGCGGGCTGCAGGGCGGCCGGAAAATTGGAAATGGGCATCGCAAGACTCCTGGGGTTGAATGACACATCACATGTCAGTCCCAGGGGCGTCTTGCCTCGATAGACCGAAAATCAAATCGACATCAAATCAGCGGGCGATGAGCTTGGCCTTCGCCGCGGCGTATTCCTCATCATTCATCTCGGTCGCGAGCTTGAGCTTCGGCTTCTCGCTCGTCGGGGGCTTGGTCGTCGAACTCGTGGTCGCCGTACCGAACAAGTACGGCTTCGCCTTCTTCAAGGCCTCCATCAACTCGGCGGCGCCCTCGACTTCGCCGTCCTTGTTGATTTTCACGGTGGTCAAATCGGCGAGCTTCAGCCCGTCCAAGTCGACCATGCCGGCGGCGACCGCCAAGGCCTTGAGTTCTGCCCGAATCACGCGCGCATCGGCGGCGGAATTCGTGGCCTTGACCTTCGCATCGGCGTCCACTCGATCTTTCTCGCGCTGCTCCTCGGCGGCTTTCGCGCGGGTCGATTCGGCCTCGAGCTTAAGGCGCGTCGCCTTGTTCTCCTCGCGCAGCTCGTGCACGTAGTCCTTGGAGAAGGTCTCGGGCGGTGCTTTCGGGGTGACCTGCGGATCCGGATCGGGCATCAAGACTCCTTGAAAATCCCGGACATCATGGGCGCTATTGACAAAATACGCAATTTAGGCTTGTCAGTCGTTCGATTCCGAGAGGCTCGGCGCCTTCGGTTTCATCGGTTTGACCTCCACCGGGTCCGGTGGGGTGTCTTTCTTGATGGCAGCCAACTCCACATCGATGTCGACGATGTCGTACACCGGCGCAATGGATTTCACCGAAGTCTCGACGGAGAGGAGGTTCGACTCCCGCAAGGTCTGCAACGTGATGGCCTGGACCTGCTTATCGGCAAAAGTTGGCGGATACCACTCGGGCCACCGCAGGCCGATCTTCTCTTTCGAGTTCATCGGCGGCACATCGAGACCCTGCAGGTCCATCAAGGCAACTTTCCCTGAGGCCTTGACGATCATGACCAGCAGGTCCCGAAGCGCCCCTTCACCGTACTGGGTTTTGAGACGGTCCGCGAGCGAACAGATCGGCTTGTCGAGGAGCTCCATCGCCCGGCCCGACTGGCCAGCGGAGAGTTTCTCGGCATTCGCGCGGTTCCCGCCCATGCCCTCCAAGGCAATCTCCCGAAGGCCCTTGATCCAGGCCATCACCGCGCTTGCGGAGTCCCCGGAGATCTCCAGGAGCTTCGCATCGCCGTCCTTGCTGGTGATGACCGCATTGGCAGCCCCTTTCACGAAGGTCTCGCCGGCGAGCGCGGGCTCCTTGATCAGCAAAGTCGGATCTGATGAGTACTTAAGGCCCCGCCCGCCCTGGGAGAGCAGGTAGTCGGCCTCGATCTGCGTGTCGATGGCCTCCTCGGGGAAAGTCGCCGCCCCGTCGATGTCATCTCCGCCCTCCAAATTCTTGATCCACACCATTGGCACGAATCCCAAATTGTGGGTGGTCGTGCGCCGGGTATCGACGATGAGTACCTCGTCTTTTTTCTGCGGCAGATACCAGCTCTCGGCTTGGGAGTCGAAGTCGCGCTGAAACCAGAAGTCGGTTTCGAGCTCATCGTCCGCGATCGTGTACCCGGAGGCCTTCAGGGCACTCCCTTTGACCTTGTAGCGCTCGATGACCTTCAAGAGCGTGTCCGGGGCTTCCGGATCCCAGGTGGGCGTCAAGTAGGGCGTCGGCTTCACCTGGAAGAAGAGCCGGCGCTTCAGAACCCGCATCAAAATCGCAACCGACCCCACGCTCCCCCTGATCGCCGCATCGATCATGATGGCGTTCAACTTCGATTCCTTCTTCAGCTGCGAGAGCGCCTCGCGGGTCTGCTCATCCGCACAGTCGACGGACGGGAAATGCCCCTCACTGAAGAGCATCGAGACCGAGTCATTGACCACGGTATGACAGAACCGTGTTCTCGCTGAAGGTCGCCGCTCGGCAAGCGGCACGTACTCCCCGCTCCCGTTCTTCTCCTCGCCGAAGGAATATTTCAGCTCCGCATAGAGCGTCCCCTCGAGCACGCGCGTCAATGCGAGGAGCTTATGCGTGCGCTCGGGGAAGTCGGGGTCCCTCGGATAGGTCGCCTGCAGGGTCTGAAAGTCAGGCATGGGAGATCCTCGAAAAGAGTGAGTGTAGGCTCATCGGGCCATCGAGAAGGGAACTCTTCTCGATCGCAAAGCCCGCAGCATCCGCTGGTACATCACATCCGCGGTCGCATAGCGGCAGGCATCGGCCACATGGTCGTGCCGCTCCTCGAGGTCGGGCAGGATGTCCCCGCTGATCCGGTCGCGCTTGTAGCTGTAGAGGTGAAACTCCTGGGCGGCGTGCACGCAGCGCGGGTGGATGATGATGATCTCGAACGAGCGTAAGAACGCGATCCCATCCTCGATGGCGTCCTTGCGCTTGACCACCGAGATGAGCTTCGGGTACCCGTTCTGCTGCATGTAGGAGATCGTTTCCGGCCTCGCGGAGTCGGCGCGGATGACGTAGTCCCGCGCTTTCGGTACGGTATCGAACAGAGCGGGGGTCTTGTCGATGTCGCAGCCCACCTTGTACGCCTCGTACTCGATGAGGAGCCGGTTCCCATCGATCCAGAGCTTCACCAGCACCGAGGGGTCGACCGCGAAGCCCCAATCAGCACCATGATAGGGCCCGTCCCACAAGGGCATGGGAGCCACCGGCGGCTCGAAGGCCTCGATCTTGAATTTGCCCCTGAACACCTGGGCATCCCCGGCGATGTTGCACTCCCCTTCCCAGACGTGCAGGTAGGCATCCGGGTCGACGCGCTGCAGGTAGTCTTTTTCCGCAATGGCATCGGCCGAAAGCCAGGGGTTGTCGCGCCAGGAGGATTTCTTGACGAGCGCTCGAGGGGGCGGATTGGTGATCATCCGATCGTAAGTCGCGTCCGTGCTTTGGTTCGGGTTGAAGATCACCCAGATCTCGGAGCCCGCTTTGCGGATGGTCGGGATGATCACCTGCCAGGAATCCGATGAGGTCGCCTCAGCTTCCTCCAGGAAGGCGATCGTCACCCCCTCCGTCGATTTTATTTTCTGGACGTTGTTACGGATGCCGGAGAAGATGAATTCCGAGCCGTTGGTGCCCTCGATCGAGGTCAACTGCGGTTTGAAATAGGCGCCCAACTCCAGCATGTCGATCTGATCGCAGAGCACCCGGTGCACCGAGTCCGCAATCGAATTCATGAACTCGCGCGCCGAGAGAATGAGCTCCGGCCTCGTCAATGCGCGCAAGATGAGCCCCCGCGTGAAGGTCCAGGACTTGGTCGCGCCGCGGCCGGAATAGCCCACCCGGTAGCGCGCCGGCACTTTAGGATTCAGCACATCGAGGTAGACCCGCGGCATCAGGCACGCCGTGATCCCGCGCCCGAAGTTCGGCGCCGGGAGGGGTTCGGGGGGCTGATACAGGCTCAAATCCGGCTCGCACACCGCGATCAGCCGTACGGAGGGGGTCAGGCGGTGGCGCACCCGCTCCATGCGCTCGAGGTATAGGGAAAGGGACTCCTCGACCCCCTGCCAGAGCACCACCGGGGTGTACTTGATGTGCCGGGCGCGCTCGATCTCGCGCTGGGCGGCCTTGATGGTGACGGCTAAGGAGGCGCCGCCGGTCACCCCTTCCCCTTCGGCTTCAGGCGTCCTTTCATTTTTGCCACCGGCGGACTGATGCGAGGGTTTGATGCCATCCACTCGAGGAATTTCGGCGGGTCCACATAGATGCGGCCGCCGCATTTGATGAGTGCACCCGCCTTCGCCGCGCCGTTATATTCGCGATGGAACGAAATCCAATCGAGCATGTGCGGCGTGAATGGGATGCCGTGCACATCGGGGTCAATTTTTCGCAGCGGGATAAGTTGCCGAGGCATGGTGATCTTCGTGGCGCTTTGTCAGGCGCTTTGTCACGGTTAGCGTCCACCATTTTTCGGCGCACGTCACTGGTCATTTTTCGTACCCGAAATCGGTGTTTGCCGGTTTGCGGTACCCATTTTTGACCATTGACTGATGACGGGCACCTGTGTCATGGCCGACCTGGGTAAAATTTCAAAATTTGGGAATTTGCAAAAATCGTGTGGGGGTGGGGGCGGCGCACGCCGCTGTCATAATCCAGGAGTGGGGGGTACGTCACACTTTGCCCCTTATGTCACATGGATCTGGCGTTATGTCACCCCGCGTTATGTCCTCAGGCCGCCACCGCAGGCCCCACGATCCGCTGCACCGTGCTCGAACCACAGCCCAAGGTACGGGCGATCTTGAGCATCCCCATGCCTTGGGCCCGGAGCGCCTTGATCTGCTCCACAACGGCCTCTGAGACGGCTGGACGGCCCATGTGCTTGCCCTGCGCGCGTGCCCGAGAGATGCCCGCATTGATGCGCTCAATGAGTACCGATCGCTCAAACTCGGCGAACACGCCGCACATGCTGAGCATGGCCTTGCCTGCCGCCGTGGACGAATCCATGCCCTGGGTGTGCAGGTAGAGCGCGACCCCTTGCTGGCGCATCTCGTCCATGAATTCGACCAGGTGCGAGAGCGAGCGGCCGATGCGGTCGATTGACCAGGCCGCAATGAGGTCGAACTTCCCGCGGGTGGCGTCCTTGCAGAGCTGGGCGAAGCCAGGGCGCTTATCGCGGCCCTTGGCCCCTGAGAAGCCCTGATCCACGTAGGTCTCGACGATCTGCCAGCCGCGATGCTCGGCGACGCGCTCAAGCTCCTGGCGCTGGTTCTCGACTGATTGGCCCCCGGTTGAGACCCGGAGGTACATCCCGACTCGTTTTGGCTTGTCCATGGCTCATCATGCAACAAGCCTATGCGAAAAGGGAATGATTCCGCATGATCTGCGACAGCCTTCACAAGTGATTGATCGGGATGGAAACGCCCAGCCAAATTCACGCACGCTTTCCGCATAGCGTTATGTCTCAAGGTCGAATTCGAGCGCCGTTTCGCTCTTCAGCCCCTTCAACTGCTCGAGCAGCGCGGCGAGCTGCTGCGCCTGGTCCATCGCGGCGACGATCTCCCGGTGCCGGCCGACCACGCGGGAGAGGATATCGCCTGCCTCCAGGCTCAAACGGCCGTTCACCATGGCGCGGTAGATGTAGGCGGACTCGCGCCGGGCATCGTCCAAGTTGTTCAGCTGCACGCGGCGGCCGCGCTTTGGCTTCTCACCCGGCAGGAGCTCGGCGGCGGGCTGGCGTTTCACGTTATGTGATACCGCATTATGTGAGACTGCATTATGGTCAATCGCATTATGGCAAATCGGTGATATGTCACATCGGAATATGGAAAATCGGGGCCGGGCGCGCGGCGCGGCGCGGGTTCACCTGCTCAGTATTTCGACCAAAATGTTCGTGGAACGGCGCCTTTTGACTGTACTCCCTTTCCTAACGTGTTGATTCCGCTCAATCGCCATTCTCGCTGTCTGACCGTTCTGGTGCACCGAGCACGAGCGCAAGGGCTCGCTCAGTGCGGCCTGAGCGCTCGCTTACCCTCATTCCGCCTGCCCCTCTGCGCCTGTCATCCTGATGGGTGGGCGCTGCCTATGCAGGGTGCGAGCAGGCGTTAAGCGGCTTTGGGCCCCTCATCGCTCGCTCGCTGGATATTGCCGGCGACATGGGCGGTGGCGCGTGCGAGCCAGCCTTGGACTTCCAGGCCGCTGGTGCGGGCACCGAAGCCGTGGACGTTCACCTCCTGGCTCGCGCGGCCCAAGATCACGATGCAGGTGAGCTGCTCATCCGCGGTTTCGACCCAGTCGGCGAGCTTACGCAGCTGCAACGCCACATCGGCGAGATTCGTGCGCGGGAACTCGGTGACGTTCACGGCGGCCCCTGTCCTTGCGGCGCCCCTTGCGGTTCATCCATCCTTCACCGACCACAGCGCCAGGGTGATCGAGAGGGCCAGGGCCGCGATGGCGATCCAGCCGAAGAGGAGCTCGCGGCGATACTCAGGGTCCGTGGGCTCCTCCATCAAGGCTTATCCGCGGGTGGGGGAGCCTTGGTGGCCGGGTTGATGTTCGGGGGGTATTCGGCGGGCTGTTTTGGCTTTTCGCCTTCGACGCCCTCCTCGCGCTGTTTCACCTCGTCCGTGTAGGACTGCAGGGAATCCGCTTCCGGGGTTACGCCAGTCTGTTTGCGCTCTGTCATCGTTCAGCTCCTTTTAGGGTTGTCCTTGAACACCTCTCCACCCTCTCGCGTGCAGCACCTTCTGGGTGAAGCCGATCGCCTGTCCCGATTTCACTTCCGCCGGCGTGTAGCGCAGCGTGAAGAACCCGAGCAAGGCCGCATCGTTTTGCTTGGTCATGTTCCGCGTGATGTCGATCGGGTGGCTGTGGGCACCGCCCTTCGGCATCCAGATTCCGCCGTCGATCTCGACCATCAGCCGCCACTCGAGGAAGGCGAAGTCCGCGATCCACACCCGGCGCTTATCCCCGGGGTGCTTGTCCTGGGCGAAGCGGTAGTGCGGGATCACGCTCGGCAGCTTCAGCGCCCGGCACTGGAAGGCGAAAGTCGACTCCTGCGAGACCGTGATTTTACGCCCTTTCGTGGCAAAGAGCGCGCGCGTGAGCTCAGCGGAGTTCATGTCGTGCCTGATCGTTCTCCTTGCGCAGCTTCATAGCTGCCTGCGAGCTTCGTTCAAAACTGCGACACGGCTCTCATACGCAATACTTGCGTATACGCAAAATGTGCGTATAATGATTATCACGGTAGCAGCAACAACGGAGACGAAAGATGAACACTCAGATGAACACGGTAGACAAGATTCTGGACCTGAAGACGGGCGAACTGATGGCGGGTGAATTCGACAACCACACAGAGGCCCACCGGCACGCGGCGTACCTGAACAACCTCTACGGCAACCGGTACGCGGTGCAGACGGTGATCGCCCCGACCTTCGCGGGATGAAACAGGAGGGGCCGCAAGGCCCCTCTCTCTTTGCCTCGGATGGAGCCTTGAGCCATGGCCACCAAATTCCCGAAACCCCCGAAGCCCGCCGAGCTCTTGGCCTTCCGGCAGGCTCACGGCTTGAGCCAGTCCAAAGCGGCGGATCTCGCCTACGTCTCCTTGCGCTCCTGGCACGGCTGGGAGGCGGGCACCACGCGCATGCACCCGGCGATCTGGGCCTGGGTCAAGCACTCGGTCGGGTGAATATGTCAACGGGCATAATGTGTTTCCATTGATTTTTTTTTGAAATCGGGTATTGATCGCTGAGCATGCCGACAGCTGGGGGGCTTGAAGGTGAGCATCATCAGGTGAGCTTGCCGCCCGCTTTGGGTCCGAGAGCTGAGCCTTCATGGCGGATTCCGGCGCTCGTTTCTCAGCCGATGCAGGTTGTTAAGCGCCAGCAGCATTACCGAGATCGACATGGCTATCAGCGCAAAAGCGGCGTAACCGTTCATGTCCCATCTCCCAAGTTCGGCGTGGTGAAATTCGTGCCGTCATACACGTCGCCGATCTGAGCCGTGTCGGACTCAATCAGCGTGCCTGTGGGCGGCGGTTCGATGGGCACCTGGCCGTCCCAGATCACTACGTCGTTGACGGTGTGCGTGCTGTCGATTTGAACGTGGCGGATGCCCATTACGGTGTCGTCGGATAGAGCTTCATCGAGTAGCGCTCCAGGATGATCCAGTCGGTTGCAACCGCGGTTTGCATTTCCAACCCGGCTGTTTGACTCGCGGTTGTGTCGATGGCCGAGACGGTCGCGAGGTAGAGCGGGTTCGCGACCGTCGCCCAGTTATAGTCGCCACCGGGAACGCCGCCCACCCGCATGTTGATCTGGGAGTTCGTCGCCCCCTGATTGCTGATCGAGTTCATCGCGCCGCCGACGAACATGGACACGAGATTCGATTGCCCGACCTGGGCTGTGCCGAAGAAACAGGCCATGACTTTGCCGCCCGCGCTGCCCGGACCCGATGCGAACCAGCTTGTTTCTAGCGAGCCGTTGAGGCCGAACGAATTGGCCGCTACGGTCGCTTTCGGTCCCTGGATGAAGGTCGCCGTCGTCTGCGCGAACGCGCCCGGACCCGTGGAAACAAAGGCTGTCGGCGCTGCTTGAAAGACCGGCGTGCCGCTCGAATAGGCGTTGTTGTAGACCTGCCCCACCGTCGTCGATGACCAGTTCGTCCAGTACCAGCCCGCCGATGAGCCGGTGCTGATCGC